TATTCGCCTTCAAAGGCAACAATCATTACTGATCAAGCTGCGCATACTGGCAGGTTTTACAAGGTTGAAGCCTTGAAAGACTCAGTCATTGCCGCGATAACTTCTGAAAGCATTACTGAGAACGGATCAGGTGCTCCTTCTGCAATCAACATTAATACCGGAGCTTGCATCGAAGGCGTAATTTTCACTTCAATTACTTTGACCTCTGGTCATGTCGTTGTTTATAGCGTCTGATGGGACTCGCTCAATCCCTTGAGAAAGTAGCTGGCACCGTCATTGCAAAGTTCGGCGGCGATGTGACTATCCGTTATGTCACTGCAGGAACTTACAACACGGCAACAGGTGCTTCGGCTGAAACGACAAGCGACAGCGTCGTGAAGGGAGTGCTTGAAGGCGTCAGCAAAGGCGAAGTGAATGGCTTGATTCAGGCAGAAGATAAACGCCTTGTTGTCGCAGCTACTGACCTACCCTCTGCACCCGGCACAAAAGATAAGGCCGTTATTGGCTCGGTTGTGTATCAAATTATTACAGTCAACACAGTGGAGCAAGAGGGCGTGGCGATTACTTTTGAGCTTATCTTGAGGGGCTAATGGCACAAGTAAGGATCACTATCCCTGAAATTTCTGGCTACTGCGAAGCCAAGGTACAAGAGCTTGTGCGTGAAGCTTCAATAGTTTTGCGAAACAAGTTAATTGATTACAGCCCGACAGGTAAAGTCAATGGTGGAACTTTTGTAGGGAATTGGCAGCCGCCTGTTTACGCAGACAAAGGACTCACGGCAAGAATCGTTAACAACACTCAGAATTATGGAGAAGCAATCACGTTTGGTAAAAACATGCCGCCTTCCTGGGGTAAACCGCCAAAGTTCAGGTCACGTTTTGGCTTAATGGCTGGCTGGCCTGAAAAGCTTGCGGGAAAGGACACTAGGGATCAAATCCCTGGTATTTGGGCCAGTATCGTGAGGCGCGGATGACCAGCACTTACAACGACATCAGGCAAGTAATCGAAGCACGCATTTCAACTGAAATGGCGTCATCGCCTGCATATCAGGTCAGCTTTGAAAACGTGCCGTTCACGCCGCCTAACAACAGCACTTGGGTCAAAGCACAAATCCGTTTCGGGGCTAACAATTACGCGACGTTGCTTGGCCCCACGACTGGCAGCAACCGCCAAGCAGGCATCTTAGTAATCAATGTTTTCAGCCCGATTGGTGTTGGTACTGGCGATAACTTGACGGTTGCCGAAAGGCTTAAAGATTTGTTTGACCGGAAAACTGTCAGTCAAATCATTTTCGAAGCTGCTGATGGCCCTGTTTTTGTTGAAGCTGCAGCTCCTGCATCTTTTTTTCAAACAGAACTAGCCATAACATTCGATGCCTTCGTACAATGAAACGAAGCCAACTACCGCTAACCCGCCATGGCAACCACGTTATCCGGTACGTCCGGTGCCCTTTATTACAAGCCTGCTGGCACTGACAGCACGTTTAAAGCCGCAAACGTCACCAACGCTGACAACACGATTGTTGTTGGCTCTTTTTTGAATTTCAAAGTTAACGACAAGGTTTCGTTTGGGACCGGTACGGGCGGCACTTTGCCTGGCGGTCTATCTGCAAGCACTCCAGTTTTCGTCCGAACTTACGTGGCGGCAACCGGGTTAGCCACTTTTGCTGCAACTGCGGGGGGTGCTCAACTTACGCTCAGTAGTGACGGGACTGACGGAACAACGCCTTTCACAATTAAGTTTTCTGAATTTGAAGCAGTTGGAGCTATTAGGGAATGGAGCTTTGAAATTACTCGCGATGAAATCGATGTGACTACCATCGGCCAATCGCTTGGTCAGCTTGCTCCGTTCAAGACTTACATCACAGGCTTTGCCGATGGTGAAGGCTCGGCCACTATTTACACCACAGATGATGACACCACGATCGCGTCACGCTTAGTTGAAGACGTGATTCAGCGTGTGCAGACCGGCGTTCAATTTAAACTTTACATTGATCGCGTAGTGTCATCTGGCACCGTTGATGACACAGCAAGCCGATCAATCACTTTGGAAGCTGTGCTTACTTCAGCGAGCTTTACGGTCAACCCAGATGACGCGCAATCAATTGAGGTTGCATTCCGTCCATCTGCTGTGCCTACCTTCGATCTTAGCAAGAGCTGATAATCGTTTTGGTTGTAATACCCCCGGCTTGCGCTGGGGGTTTTTTTATGAGTAGTATCTGTTTACTGTTTCAAGGCTTTTATGTCTACTGCTGGCGCTAGTCTTCGTGCTCTTGACCGCCTAAAGAAAGCCGCAAATCTTGTTCCTGTCAAAAGAATTGTGATCCTGAGCGATGGTGCTGAGTTTGAATTTTGGTCTACGCCATTAACGATGGCAGAACGTGAACGCGCACAAAAGCAAGCTGGGTCAGATGATGCCACCCAATACGCTTTGCAGCTATTAGTAAATAAAGCAACAGATGAAGATGGTCAACGGATGTTTAAGGCTGGTGAATTGGCCGAGCTTAAGAACGATGTTCGCGACGAAGACTTGCAAGGTTTGATGCTTGCTCTTGTAACAGGTGAAGGCAACGTTACAGAGGACGAGGCAAAAAACTAGCCAAGCTCTTCAAAGATGACTATCCATTGAGAATCCAGATGCGTTTAGCCCGTGAACTGGGCTATACGTTGTCTGAGCTATCTCAAAAGATGTCACGCGAAGAGCTGCAGCTTTGGTGCTTGCTGTATGAAACGGAAGCATCAGAACAGGCTGAAATGCGACGCAAAGCAAAGCGGAGGTAGACTTATGCCACACGGTTAAGAGCTTGTGGCATGGGCGTTGTTGTCATTGACCTTACGGGCAGGGACGGCGTTACCCCAGTCATATCAAAAATTGCGGCGGCGCAGAAAAAACTTGATGCGGTTTATCAAAAGACTGTTAAAAGGCAGAATCAAGCATTTGCTGGTGCCGGGAAAGTTCAACAAGTATTTTCAACTAAAGTTGCAAACACTGAAGCAGCAATAAGAAAACAGATTGCAGCTCTGCGGCAGGTGCAGCAAAATGTCACCCTTGGGGGGCAGGTTTATCAAAAAGCTGGTCAGCAGATTGATCAATATCAAGCCCGGCTTAATACAGCAGGAGCAGCAGCGACTAAAAAGGTTGGAGTTTTAGGGCGTCTTAGGGAATCTGCAATAGGGGCTAGCCAGGCACTTGCTGCCCTTGGTGCAGGTCTCGCGGTCAAAGGTTTTGCTCAAGCTGGTATTGAAGCTGACCGTACGGCAAAAAGGTTGAAGCTGCTAGGCGACGAATATGGAGAAACAGCAGCTTTACAGAAACTTGCTGCTGAAGGCGCTGAGAAATTTACGATAGGACAAACACAAGCAGCGGCGGCTGTTAGTGATCTTTTTGGGCGCTTGCGTCCAGCAGGTGTTTCTTTAAAGGACATTGAAACAGTTTTCAATGGCGTTGGCGTTGCGGCAGCAAAAATGAATCTTTCAGCCAGCGATGTTGACGCTGTAATGCTGCAGCTAAGTCAAGCTTTAGGTGCTGGTGTTCTTAATGGTGAAAACCTTGTCGCTGTTATGGAAAGGCTACCATCGATTGGAAATGCTATTGCTAAGTCTATGAAAAGACGTGTTGGCGAGTTAAAAGAGTTAGGGGCTAAAGGTAAACTAACAACTGATGTAGTAATCAAAGGATTGAAAGAATTATCAAAGCAAAAGCCGCCAGAAGCAGACGCATATAAAAAATTCAATAAGGCAATGGCAGACTTGTCAACATCAATAGGAAAACTACTTTTACCTGTACTTACACCAACTATTGATTTAATAACTAAAGTTGTAAATGCGTTCGTGGGATTGCCTGAACCAGTTAAAGCGGCTGTTATTGGTTTTACTGCAGTGGCTGGGGCTTTTGCTGTAATTGGCCCGCTTCTTCCAATAATTGCGGCTGGTTTGGCGGCTATCGTTGCCGTTGTAACGGGCCCTGTTGGAATTGTCGCAGCGATTGGCGGAGCGGTTGCAGCTTTCTTCGCCATGAAAGGGGCTACTGACGAAACAAAAAAACCTGTCGATGAAGTCAACAAAAAAATTGACCAGACAAAAATTGCTGTTGACGCTGCCACAGAAGCAAAAAAACGGTTCATTGAAAAAACAAAAGAATCCCTTGATTTTTTAACTAAAGAAAAAACACAAATTGAAGCGCAAAAATCTGCCTATCAAAACACCATCAACGTTACAAATGCTCGCTTGAATGCAGAGAAAGCGATTAACGATTTGCAAGGGCAGATCCTAGAGCGTGCTTATGAACAGGCAAGTTCAGCGACACAACGCTTGAACATTGCTAAGCAGATTTTCCATAACGAAGTAAATGGCGCAAAGCTTGCTTACCAGCAGACATTAAACAGCATCGAAGCTGAGCGAGGCAAGCTTGAGTTAAAGCGTCAAGGCGCAGTAATCGATGCGCAAATCTTAAAAGCCCGTGGCGCAATACTTGTAGCCGAAACCAAAGGAGTTGAAAAAAAAGCAGAAGCACAAAGGCAAGCCGACAAAGCTCTTGACGCTCAAATGCAGGCTGTAAGGTTAATTGACGGTCAGATAAAAGCTCAAGTTCAGGTTGGTCAGCATCAAGCAACAGCGGCAAAAGCTCAGTTAGAAGCAAAAATAATGACAGCAGAGCAGAACCTAAAGCAAAAGCTCGTTAGCAAAGAAATCAACATGAGCAATACAAAAGCCAATAACTTGGTTACTGCCCTTGGTAATGGGGTAAGGAATACGGGAGACCTAGCAACAGGGACCGGACAAGTTGCGGAAAATGCACGGCAATCAGCGCACATGTTTATCCAAGTTGCCAACCAAGCGTCAAACGCTGCCAATCAAATCAATAGAGCAGCGACTGCGCAAAGAAACTTAAATGCAGCACGCGCACAGTCTTCATCTAGTTCAAATTCAGGCTCAACTGAAACTGCTGCTGCTGGTGCGTATTGGAGCGGCGGCTTCCAAGCTTTTGCTAAAGGTGGCATGGTTAAAGGCCCAACGCTTGGCCTTATTGGTGAAGGCGGCGAGCCTGAGTACATAATTCCGCAAAGCAAAGCGGCTGGATTCGCTGCCAACTTCCTGTCAGGAAAGCGTGGTACTAGCGCTATCCCAGGCTTTGCCGATGGCGGTGTTGTTGCACCGTCTTCTGCAAGCGTAAACATCCAGACTGGACCTGTGACGCAAATGGGCGGCCAAAACTATGTAACAATGCAAGACATGAGCCAAGCTGTACAGGCCGGTGTTGAGCAAACTTTGCAGTTCTTGATGAGTGATGGAACTGTGCGTGCAGGGGTAGGTTTGGACTGATGGCAACTACATATGACATCCTGTGCTTTCTTGAATATTTTGCTGATCGCACGTCAGTTTTAGACGGCTCAGGTAATCGAACACCAACAAAGCAATGGCAAAATTTTTACCCTGAAGCTCAATTGCTTACTGCGGATTCTGATGCAACTGGAGAGTACAAATATTTAGCTTTTGACATTGAAGGTTTTGGTTCTACGCTTGCATCTGAGTTGAATGATTTAACTGTAGAAATGGCCGCGACTGGTGAATTGATTGACATTACGGACGCAGCGATAGGCGCAGACAACTTAATTATTGCTTCCTTGTACATTCAAGACGCAGGGGAAGCCGCTTTTGATTCAGGCAGTGCTCAGCTAATCAGTCGGTACATTGGCAGCATTGCCGCTGCTGAGGTTTCTGATGAGGCAATTAGCTGGACTGTAAACCCGGCTATTGATACACTGAAAGCACAGGTACCGACCAAGAAGGTAGCCCCTGGCATGTTAATGCGTTCTTACCAAGCAATCGCTACGAATACATGACTGAAGTAATAATACTTGCTCGTTTATGCACGGTTGAATGTGCTGATGGTTCGATAGTTAAAAATGCTCGGATTTTTTATGATGGCGAAAACTTAATTTACCGGAATGCAGATGGCGAAATAATCGATGGCGTCAAAACGCACGGCGCAGAAATAATCAATCGAGTGTCTAACTTAAGTCTTATTTCTTACAAGGAGCGAACACAATGACAGCTTCATTTTCAAATAAAGCTTTAAAAGCGCTGAAGAAAAAACAAAAGAGCTTGCTTGCTAAATATCTGAGACAGCTAGCAAAAAAAAGGAAAAATTTTAAAGCAACAGAACAAAAAAAACAAGTTCCTGCTAGTGCATCTACTAAGCGTGATGCTTCACCAGCGCAAAGAAAAAACGCTGCATCAATTTATGCTCAAAGTGTCGGGCCACAACAAGACATTGCACAGGCTGGTGACACTGTCCCATTGCTATTTTGCAAGCGTGTCACGATTGGAAGCACGAAATATGGGGGAACTTGGATCCAGCCAAGCTTACTCAAACAAGGCTCACTTGATTTTAAAGAAGTCTATCTTTATGCTATTAGCCAAGGAAATGTTGCAACAGCCCCAAGCACTCATCAAGCATACATAGGGAGTGTTGCTCTTAAATTTTTGCCAAATATAACAGCCCCGACTGTTGCTCAATACTATAAAAGCGAATCCCAAATGGCAGCGGCTAAAAATGTATGCCCCATAACAAGTGGCAGGATATTCTGTGACATCGACACTGCTTACTACACAGCTAATTTTGATTCACCAAAAGGGAACGTCCTTAGATTTAGCATAGAATATACAACTTCTTTTTCTAACGGCGGTCTTATTACCCGTGGCGTAGGTGATACTACAAACACCACTTGGAGCGTCCCAGGTACTGAAATCAAAGTGTTTGAAGTCGCAACAGGGATTGATAGAACTGCCGAGTATTGGGCAATAAGGTCTACTACCCCCGCTAATACTACGTTTAGCTTTAATCAACGTTTTGATAGCAATTCTAATTTAATTGGCGGGCAACCCGTTGGGCATAAGGTTGGTGCCACATTCCCTCTTACGTTTGGTTCCCCGGATCCAAATTTCTTTCTACAGGAGTACGGCGTAAGCGAGCCATGCGTTCAAATTTTTCCAGCAGGAACTGTAAATAAACAAACGAATACCAGCAACCCTGCTAGCACAGGTGAGCTTTACGGGATAGAAGAAGAAGTGTATTTCAGCTCGGTAGCTGATCCTGCATCTTTCCCGACTTCATATGATTTTACTGTTTTTTCTGATATTACGTTTTTAGAAATTAATGGCGATATCTCTGACGACTTCCAAGGCGAAAAGCCAAGAAAAACTACACGCCAACTTTCTGTATTCTACGAAAACGGAGCTGATGTTGTTTTATATAGCCAAGGGCTAACAACGACCGGGCCGAGTAATCAATTTGCAGATTTAGCGATGCACTTGTTTGCTTTAATTAAAAGAGCAAACCCAAGCAACGCGTCAATTTCGCAGCCTATTGATACTTCTAATTTGCAGACTTTGGCTACTTTTGCACAGAACATAAAAGCTTTTTTCAATGGTGTCATTGACCAGTCTGTGAACGTTGTGGAGTATGTGACAAGCATGGCTCCATTTTTCTTGCTTTCGTTTATTTCAAAGAATGGACGTTACAGTTTGCAGCCGCTGTTGCCTCTGTCAAGCAACAATATAGACATATCTGCCTTAACACCTGTAAAAACATTTACCGAGGCTGATATTCTACCAGGATCATTCTCTAAAGTTTACTTTGGTCAAGCACAAAGGCGTGACTTTAACGTTTCAGTGATATTCAGGGAATCATCAGCTCAAGAAATTGGAGGTCAACGCACAAAGACTGTAAGGTTTTCAGGTACTGCAAATGATGCACCGACAGAACAATTTGACATGACAGATTTCTGCACAAATCAAGAGCACGCAGAAATGTACGCCAAATATGAATTATCACGGCGGAAGCATTCAACACATACAATTAGCTTTGACGTACCTTTGCTAACTACGTCCTTGATCCCGACTCAAATTATTAAAGTGCAACGACAAAGAATTAACACCACGGGAGACGATCGTACAGAAACCGAAACTTATCAAATCACAAGCATTGAGCACGCTTCAGATGGTACAACAGGCATTTTAGCGATGCACTTTCCTGTAAACGGAAGTGGCGTTTCATTAATCAGTAACGATATTGTTAACACTGCTTTTGAGGTTGTCTAATGGCTGATTTCCCTGCATTGACTCCTAACGCAAGGCAGTTAACGCTTGGCAACTTTCCGCAAGTAACTTATAGCGGGCCTAGCGGTATCAATGTTCGTTTTCTGTTCAACGAAACAAAAGGGGCGCAACATTTGCTAACACTTGGTTATGTCGGGCTAACCGAAACTCAAGCTAATCTAATCACTGATCATTATGTTGGCCAGCAAGGTTCGTTGATTGCCTTTGATTTGCCTGGCGTGGTGTGGTCAGGGTATTCGGCCGTGCCTGTAAGTGCATCAAGCTATCAATGGCAATACGCTGGGGCGTTTTCTGTTGAGCAAGGTGGGGTGACAGGCCGGTTTAACATAGAAGTGGCTCTGCTGAGCGTTTTAGCTTAAAAATGGATTTTTTCCCTTCGCTGTCGCCAAATGTCCGAGTTTATTCTGTTGGGGATGTACCCGTTTCTCGGCAAATAGCATTAAGTGGCGCAACAACAAATTTCAGAAGGGGTAGTAGGTTTGTAAATCAAAATTTGCAGCTTACGTTTTCGCATTTAACGGAAACAAATATGAACCTTATAACAGCGCATTATTTAGCTGCTAAAGGAACTTATGATTTTTTCTTTGGCACAGACGCATTGTGGGGCGATTACAGCGGCACTGAACCAGTGGCAGTGCTTGGGAATACAGCCTGGAGGTATGCAAGCCCGCCGAGCATTGCTGACGTTTCCTATGACCGGTTTACAGTTGAAGTCCAGCTGATTAGCCATTCGGTCGAGCAAGGTGATTTTAACCTTGACGCCGGAGGCGCAGACGGTTCAGCAGCCGTTTACATTGTTGACGCGCTCACTGCTTCAGCCACTCCGGCTCGAACTTACATCTTCAACGGAGGTGACTCATGAGCATCACTATCAATTCGCTAATGCAGCAGCGCCGTGATACGGCTGCAAACTGGACATCACAAAACCCAACACTTCTCAATGGTGAGCTGGGATATGAAACAGATACAGGGAAATGGAAATTAGGGAACGGCTCTACTGCGTGGACTTCACTGGCTTACACGCCTTGGGGGCAGATTTCGTACCCCATAGCCACTGCAAACATTGCAGATGATGCTGTAACTGCAGCAAAGCTTGCAAATACAGCAGTTTCCGCCGGGAGTTACACAACTGCCAACATTACGGTCGATGCGCAGGGTCGGTTAACAAGTGCAGCATCAGGGACGATTGGAACCTCTGGGCTGGCTGATGGAGCGGTTACAACTGCCAAGATTGCAAATGATGCTGTAACTGGTGACAAGCTCGCAAATGACATCACGATCGCCAACAACCTTACGGTTACAAACGATCTAACTGTCAACGGCACAACAACAACAATCGATACAACCACGCTTGTAGTTGAAGATAAAAACATTGAAATTGGAAAGGTTTCAACTCCTACTGATTCAACGGCTGATGGCGGTGGGATCACGCTTAAAGGTGCAACGGATAAGACCATTAATTGGGTCAATGCAACTGATGCGTGGACATTCAGCGAACATCTAAATATTGCAAGCGCCAAAGAATTTCGTATTGCTGGCACGAAAGTTCTTGATGCGACAAGCTTGGGTGGTGCTGTTGTTGCTTCTAGCCTGACCAGTGTTGGAACGATTGCGACTGGTGTTTGGAACGGCACGCCAATTGCGACGGCTTACATCGCAGATGATGCAGTTACCAGCGCCAAGATTGCTGATGGAGCAATTGTTAATGCAGACATCAACGCCTCCGCTGCTATTGCTCTTAGCAAGCTTGCTACAGGAGCCCTTCCTTCAGCTATTACTATTGCATCCGCCAACATTGTTGATGGCACAATCGTCGATGCTGATATTAACGCTTCTGCAGCTATTGCTCTTAGTAAACTAGCAACAGGGGCGCTTCCTTCTGGGATTACTGTTAGTGCGTCAAATATAGGCAACTTATCTATTGTCAACGCTGACGTAAACGCATCAGCTGCGATTGATTTAAGTAAATTAGATACTGGTGCACTGCCTACGGCTATTACTGTTGCATCAGCGAATATTGTTGATGGTGCAATTGTCAATGCAGATATAAATGCTAGCGCAGCAATTGCTCTCAGTAAACTAGCAACAGGCGCTCTTCCGGCTGCGCTTACTATTGCCTCTGCCAATATTGTTGACGGTACAATTGTTAATGCTGATGTTAATGCTAGTGCAGCTATTGCCGGTACAAAAATTAGCCCAGATTTTGGCAGTCAAGCTATCGCGACGACAGGAGTCGTCAGTGCTAGTGGCGTTACTGTTGATGGTCCCTACAAGCAAGTAGCCGAAGCAGTTGGAGCATTAGATATTAACTTAAGCACCGGCAACTACTTTACGAAAACAATCAATGGAAACTCTACTTTTACTTTCTCTAACCCTCCATCTAGTGGGACAACAGGTTCATTCACTTTAGAACTTACTCATACGTCAGGGACTGTTACTTGGCCCGCTAGCGTCAAATTTCCAGACGATACTGCGCCTACTCTTGCGACTGGTAAGACACACTTATTTATGTTTATAACTGATGACGGCGGCTCACGTTACCGTGGAGCAGCACTTGTAGATTACGTGACTTGATATGGACCTTATTACGCGACAACAACTGATGGCCGTAGCGGGTTACGGTGGCGCTAGTTTTCCAGACCCGTCAACAATCGGCACTGCTGCTGAAGGTGGCTTTTTTGGGGGTTTATTTAGTTCCACTGCTAATGGCGTTGCAACTCATGCGTTGATAGTGGCACCCGCAGCGACTGGTGCAAGCGGTACTGGCTACACAATCACGACAATGTTGAATTACCAAAACCCTAGAACCGTTACAGGAGCAACAAGTTTGTTTGACGGTTATGCGAATACTTACAGCTATCTAGCTGGCAGCGACTCTCAGGCGGCTGACTTTTGCTCAGGTCTTACTATTGGTGGCCACACTGATTGGTATTTGCCAGCGTACTTAGAGCTAGATATCGTTTATTTTCACTTAAAACCAACAACAACCAGCAATAATACCGCCACAGGTACTAACGCCTATTCTGTCCCGACACGTTCTTCTAACTACACAAGTGGGGCTCCTGCTCAGACAACTGTGACTGCATTCCAGTCAGGCAACTCTGAAGCATTTCAAGCAGGTCAGCATTGGTCTTCAACAGAATCCACCATTATTCGTGCCCATTTTCTCGATTTTGATACTGGATCACAATCAAACACCCTCAAGCAACGGACCAAAAGAGTTCGTGCTTTCCGCAAAGTAGCCATTTAACCTTATTATTCTTTTAAAACACCATGTACGTTTTTGCTCCCAATCAGACCGCCGAGACCTTCCCCTACACAATCGGCAATCTGAGACGCGACAACCCAAACACAAGCTTTCCACGCAATCCTTCAGATGCGCTGTTAGCCGAATGGAACGTGTTTCCAGTTGTCAAACAAGATCCGCCAAGCTTTGATTTAGCAACGCAAGGCATTAATCAGGTGAATCCAACGTTGGCCAGTGGGAAATGGGTGCAAACTTGGGAAATAACATCTGCAAGCTCTAAAGAAATTGCCGAGCGAGCTACTGCCAAAGAAGTTGAAGTTCGTGAATTGCGTGATCAGCTCATTGCTGAAACTGATTGGGTGATTATCAAGGCAAAAGAGACATCAACCAATGTGGCCGCTGCAATGAAAACATATCGGCAAGCGTTGCGTGATTTGCCATCTGCTGAAGGCTTCCCTTATACGATGACTTGGCCAACAAAGCCTTCCTGATGCAAAGACCTGATCCAATGATCCCCTGCAAGCCAGGGGCTGAAGACATTGAAGCAATGAACAACCGCGTTGCTTGGATGGACATGCTTTACAAGCTAGAAAAAAGGGACGATCCAGCGCATTCACAACACGGTTTATATACGTCATTGAATAAAAAACACTTGTCAATTTTCCCTGGGAGTGACGAAAACTAAGGAGCAGATCCCTAACTGTCCATCGGCAGTCCCAGTTAATGTACCTACAGAAAACTCAACCCCTTCTAAAAATGATCAAAGCATTGATTGTGAGTTCTGCCGTCGTTGGCGCTGCTGCGCTGGCATCTCCTGCCCACGCAGAGAATTTCTACTTGAATCCAGAATTTAACGCTGCTTTTAGTGGCTCAGATTATTCAGGGTCTGTTTTAGACGTTGGAATTGGCTACGAAGATGGTGGTTTCTACGCACAGATTGGCCCATCAGTTTTGTGGGTTGATGGTGGCGAAACTGAAGTTGGTTATTCTGGCAAAACCGGTGTCTCAGCTTCTGTTTCAGAAGACCTAAGCGCATACGGAGAGGTTTCCTTCGCTAAGTACGAAGACATCGACGCAGGCTATGGCCTGAAAGTTGGAACAAAGTACAGCTTCTGAGCTAGTCTGTAACAGAGCAACCGCAACCTTCCCTGGTCTCACACAGCAGGGGAGGTTTTTTCTTTGCAATTTAATCATGCAAAAACTATTCAACGTAATGTCTGTGGCCTCGTTCACCATCAGCGTGAGCATGGTTGCTGGCAGCGCACTGCTCTACACCCGCATTCCATCACTGACGAAGTATTACATGAGTGAGCTAAAGCTTGAGTTAACCAAGGTTGTAACTCAAATGGTGCCAGCCAAGCTTGATGACGTGATGCCTGAACTGCCGTCAGCTACAGGTCCAGCAATCGAAACGCCTAAGTTGCCGTTTTAGTGGGCTTCAGGTCCAAAGCCTTCTTTTGCGATCTGACCCATGTCTAACGCTGGTGCAGGCGCGTCCGTACTGTCATCAAAACTTGCTAACCATTCCCGCACCGAGTCGCCTGTAGGAGTGCCTTTTGGCCAGCGGATAAATTTCAAGACTTCGCTTTTTTCAGTAAAACCCATTGAGCTAAACCCTTTTAAGACGGTGTAACTAATAGGTGGTCCTTCGCGGTTCTTTTTGCGTTCGATCCATAGCTGACCTGCGACAAATCGCTCTGACTTCATGCCTGAAATTCGTGAGATTGGAATAGGACGTATTGAAATTACTGAGATACCTACCTGGAGAAGCATCCCACCTCAGAGTATTCCATCTGAGCCACCAATCACATTGATGCTTGGCTTTCCTGTTGGGGATATGCCTGGCTGCGTTGAGACAAGAAATACACAGCCTGGCAATCCAGACGCTTACACAGATGAGCGAGGTAATTTTACGGTTTGCGATGGAACGATGCCATCGTTTCCTGCTGCACTGGACTTTACGCCTGGAACGTTGACTTATGGATCAGCTAAGCCACCAGCAATAGACCCAAAAGAAAAACCGGCAACCTCCCAGCAACCGGCTCAGTCCCCTTCACCGGAGGCGTCCAACCCAACCGGCATTCCAAAGGTAGACACAAAGCTGCCATGTCCGCCACCAGACGCAATACCTATAGGAGCAAAAAATAAGCTTCAGACTGCTGTCATTACTGGTTACAAGCGAGTCGATGGAGAATGTAAAACCCAATTCAAGTCGTTGGACATACCAGCGATTCTCGGCAACCATTTACCTGGCTCGCCTGTTGTGGTCACGACTGCAACGATTGCGGTTGTTGCGACAACAGCGGCAGTCTTAGCCAAACCATTAGGCGATATTCTGCTTAAAGCAATCAAACCCATCGTCAAAAAGACGATTAAGAAAATTAAGGAGAAGCTTGGGAAGAAGGTTGCTGTTGAGTC